TGGCTCGTGGTATGCTCACCACCTTTGTGCTTTATTTTGAAAGTACCATGGATGAGTTGCGTAAGACCGAAGACTTGCCTGTTAGTGAGAAAGCAAAACTGATTCAAGGCTTGGGTGACAGTTACTCGAAAATGGTGGCGAGCAGTAAGCGGTTGTTGCCAGAGGTGTCAGAGTTAGCAACAGCATGGAAAGTTATTGAGATGGTAACTAATCTAATTAAAACTAAACATCCTGACTTATTGCCTACTTTTTTGTCTGTTTTAGATGATTTAGAAAACATTGTTAAGCAGGAGTTTAAGTGATGGAAAAGCAAAATCAAACCATTGTGCATAAGCATTACTATTTCCGCTGGATTGTGCAATTTGTCTGCATTGTATGTGCTTTTAAGTTAATGGCTGCCGGTATCAAAGGTTGGGGCTGGCTTTTATTTATTGCGGTAATGTTATAGATGAAATACAAAGATTTCGAAAAACAGCTCGAACAACTACGTGCTGAATTACAGCGCAATATCGAAGCGAATTTTGAAGGTTGGGATGATAAAGCGCATGCGATTGCAGAGCGTCGTAAGAAAGTCTTAGATAAAGAAAAAGGGTTTGAATATTTTGTTCAAGCCTATTTTCCGCATTATGTACGTTCTCCACATAAATCCCAGTTACACGAATATCTGTTTAAAAATCTTCCGCTTTCGGTTGAAGAAACAGATAAATCCGTCCGACAAGCTATTGCCGCACCCCGCGGTGAGGCGAAATCCACTATTTGTACGCAATTATTCCCGCTTTGGTGCATGGTATGTAACCTTAAAAATTACATTATTATTGCTATGGATACCAAAGAACAAGCCTATGGCATGTTAGAAGCCATTAAAGTTGAAATTGAATCCAATCCCCGTCTTTCTATTGATTTTCCAGAAGTGGCACCGGGAAAAGTTTGGCGCGCTGGTGCAATTATGATGGCAAAAGGACAAAAGGTTGAAGCGGTTGGTGCGGGGCAAAAATTACGTGGTCGTCGTCATGGCGCATACCGCCCAGATTTGGTTGTACTAGATGATGTCGAAAACGACGAAACAGTAGAAACACCTGAACAACGTAATAAATTGCATAAATGGATCTTAAATGCAGTATTAAAACTTGGTGCGCCAGGTGAAAAATTTGATGTGATTTATGTAGGAACCATTCTTCATTATGACAGTGTATTAAACCGTATTTTAAACACTAAAGGATGGCGTCGGGTACGTTTCAAAGCCATTTTACGTATGCCGGACAATATGCAGTTATGGGACGAATGGGAAAATATTTATCTTTCCGAAGATGGGGACGATGACACGCTTTCTGATTTATTCTATCAACAACATAAAGCAGACATGGATGCAGGCGCCGTCGTTTCTTGGCTTGCCCGTCCGATTCTGTATCTGATGAAGATTCGTGCATCAGATGGACACGCCTCTTTTGATTCTGAATACCAAAATGACCCGGTCAGTGGCGATGACGCGATTTTTGCCAATAGTCTTCAGTATTGGACAGAGTTACCTAATAATTTGATTTATTTTGGTGCGGTTGACCCGTCACTGGGTAAAGCTGGTGCAAGCCGTGACCCGTCTGCGATTTTGGTTGGCGGCTATCACAGAGAAACTGGCAAATTGTATGTGGTTGAAGCGCAAATTAAAAAGCGTTTACCAGATTTAATTATTGAGGACGTTATTCGCCTACATACACAGTATAACTGCCATCGTTGGTTTGTAGAGACAGTACAGTTCCAGGAATTTTTAAAAACCGAGTTGGTTAAACGTTCAGCGGCGCGCGGAAAACCTGTGCCTGCTACGGCAACAAAACCCAATAGTGACAAAATGCTTCGCATTGAGAGCTTGCAACCGCATATTGCCAACGGGTTAATTTTATTACATCGCTCACAATCCACTCTTGAGTCACAGTTGAGACATTTTCCAAAAGCCGACCACGATGACGGCCCGGACGCATTAGAAATGCTATGGCGTAATGCAGTAAGTAGTTCTGCGGCGATTGAATGGATAAGTATTAGTGAGTTAGATGATAGCGATTGGGATGAAGATGAATCGGATCTTTATTCTGTGTGGAAACAATAAGGTGAATTTATGGGATTGTTAGACAAATTTAAAAACCTTTTAAAAGGCAATGAGACAGAGCCTACGCAAACTGATGATGCGGAAGTTACCGCTACAGGACGAGTGTTAGACGATCATCCTTCAGCCAAAATCACACCATCAAAATTGAAACAAATTTTAGATGATGCAGAAAATGGTGATATTCAGGCTCAGCATCAGCTTTTTATGGATATTGAAGAGCAAGACAGTAGCATTGCGGCAAACATAATGACACGTAAGCGTTCAGTGCTTACGCTTGATTGGCGTATTGTTGAGCCACGCAATGCAACACCTGCAGAAGAAAAATTACAAGCAGAAATTGACGAGCTATTTTACCAGTATCCTAACCTTGAAGATTTATTTATTGATCTCATGGATGCGGTCGGACATGGTTTTTCTGCGCTAGAAATCCAATGGGCGCAAGTGGATGGGAAATGGATACCAAAAGGCTTTAAACCTTGCCCTCAGTCTTGGTTTAAATTAGATAAGCACGATAATTTGTTATTACGTACACCAACTAATCCAATGGGCGAACCTTTACGACCATTCGGCTGGGTGGTACATCGCCATAAATCACGTTCTACACAACTTGCACGAGATGGGTTGTACCGCACATTGGCATGGCTTTATATGTATAAGCATTATTCGGTGCGTGACTTTGCCGAGTTTTTGGAACTCTATGGTATGCCTATTCGTATTGGTAAATACGGTGCAGGCGCGACAACAAGTGAAAAGCGCACACTGTTACGTGCACTTGCAGATATTGGTCACAATGCCGCAGGCATTATGCCTGAATCCATGCAGATTGAACTTCACAATGTAGCAAGTGCTGGAGCTGCATCAGGTAACAATCCATTCTTACAGATGGTAGATTGGTGCGAAAAATCTATTGCGCGTTTGATTTTGGGGCAAACTTTAACGTCTGGGGCTGATGGTAAAAGCTCCACCAATGCGTTAGGTAATGTGCATAATGAAGTTCGTCGTGATTTGATGATTAGTGATGCGAAACAGATTGCACAAACTATCACTCAACAAATCATTTTGCCGTATTTGCAGATTAATATTGACCCAAATATTGCCCCTTATCGTGTCCCTTATTTTGAGTTTGACACGAAAGAATATGAAGATTTATCCGTATTTGCGGATGCAATCCCTAAACTTACCGGCATTGGCGTTCAAATTTCAGAGAGTTGGGTGCGTGATAAGTTAGGCATTCCTGAACCGCAGGAAGGTGAGTTGATTTTAAGCACACCACAAGGTGAGAAAAAGGACGAGAAAACTACCGCACTTTCTGCCGTATTTAACCACGGTGAAGGCTGTACTTGCGGTTGTCGTTCTGCTGCGTTGTCGGCTAAAAATGGTAAAAAGGACGAACAAGATGAATTGGACGGTTTGATTGATGATGCAATGGTTAATGCAGATTTTAATCAACAGCTTGATCCTATGATGAAACAAATTGTAGGCGTGGTTATGGCAAGTGAAAGCTATGACGATGCACAGGAAAAACTAATCGCACTTTATCCTGATTTAACCAGTGAAAGCCATCAAGCTTATTTGGCAAGTGCGGTATTTTTAGCTGATTTATTAGGAGCATCCAATGCCGAGCGCACCTAAGTTTGCCATTGGCGTAGAACCCAAACAAGCCATTGAGTTTTTGCGCCAAAAGAAAATGCTTGCCAGCAAGGTGTTAGCAAAAGAAATGCACGATAGCGCATTGGCACGTGCTACGACGATTGCGCGCTTAACAAGTCTTGATATGACAAAGGATATTTACCAATCTTTAGAAACCGCTATGCGCGAGGGCAAAGGCTTTCACGCGTGGAAAAAAGAACTGGTGAGTGAATTTGAACGTAAAGGCTGGATTTTTGGGAAAGATCCGTCTATTCGTGGTATTGATGGGCATTTACTGGCTGACCCAAAAACAGGGGAATATTTTGGCACGCCGCGTCGGTTAAATACGATTTATCGTGTCAATATGCAGTCAGCTTATTCGGCTGCGCGTTATCAACGCTTGCGTGATAACGTGGATAATCGCCCTTATTGGCAATATTCCGCCGTGGGTGATGCACGCACGCGTCCTGCCCATTTAGCATTGAGCGGTAAGGTGTATCGTTATGATGATCCGTTCTGGGCAACCTTCTATCCACCCAATGGGTTTAATTGTCGCTGTACGGTGATTGCATTAGGTGAAAGAGATTTGAAACGTCGTGGCATGGATAAGCCTGACGATAGCTCGGAATTTTTGGTAGAGGTGGAACGCCCTGCGGATAAACAAGGTAATCGAGAAAAGACGGTAGGGTTTAAATTACCTGATGGCACGGTACGCGTGACGGATAAAGGATTTGATTACAATGTAGGGCGTATTGCGTATAAGCCGAATTTGGATCTTTATCCGGAAAAGCTAGCGCATGCGTTTGCGAAGGTGGAAATGAAAGGTGCGGAGTTTAAGCAAGATTTTGAATTATTGGCAAAGCATGTGGCCGAGATGAAACAAACGCTCACCCCTGACGGAAAAAAACTCACCACTGAGCAGATGTTACAGGTACGTGATAGCCTAACCAAAAACTTCAAATTTGCAGCAGGTGTGTTAAGCGCGGAAAGTAAGGATTTATTGAAAAGTAAAACTGGCACAGTGTGGCTTTCTGATGATACTTTGATTAAGCAATTTAATAGCCGTGATGGGCAGGATTTTGGGATTGATGAGTATGCGTATTTGCCAGATATCATCAATTCTCCAGATAAAATTGTAGTTGATGAACTAGGATACCAATTTTATAAGGATGTTAATGGTAAGAAACTGCTTGCAGTATTGAAGGTTTTAAGCAAAGAACCAGAAATTTTTGTACAGTCGTTTAGATTAGTAAGTGATAAGCAATGGAGAAAGGCATTTAAAGAATAAGCCACTAGGCGGGGCTCGAACCCACCGCACACAGTCCAAGGTACTATTTCAACCTATCGCTTGCGATCCTCGAGATTCATCGCTTTTCTAGTGGCTATGTGACTATACCCCGTTAAATTTTAAAAATCAACGATTATGATAGAAATTGAAATCAATAATGCGCAAGAAGTTGCCATTGTACTAGAGCGACTTGCACAAGCTACCACTCATCGCACCCCGTTAATGCGAAGTATTGCAGGCACAATGGAATCTGCTGTGCTGCAAAATTTTGATGTTGGGGGGCGTCCAAAATGGCTGGGGCTTAAATATCGCCAAGGCACGCCTTTGGTGGATACGGAAAACTTAATGGGCAGCATTACGTCTGCTTATACCAACGACGAAGCCATTGTGGGAACGAATGAACCTTATGCGGCAATTCACCAGTTCGGTGGTAAAGCAGGGCGTGGACGGAAAACCACGATTCCTGCTCGTCCATTCTTAAAATTAACACCTGAAGATGAATTGGATATCATGGAAGATATTCAAGCGTATTTTCAACGTTTAATTAAATAATTTATATAAGCGTCCTAAATCGCACGTATAGCGGTTTTATTATTTCAAGGTATAAGTTTTCATCTTTAAATTTTTAAAACGTTTTAAAACGGTTTTAAAG